ATAAAGAGTAGAGAAGTATGCAACACAGAGAATCAAACTAGAGAAGATTCTTGCTTTGTTTTCCATTACCAAAGAATTGAGTTTGTGTAAGCCCCAGACAAGATTTGAACTTGCGACCTATCGCTTACAAGGCGATTGCACTACCACTGTGCTACTGAGGCAGAAAAAGTTAGTTCCTGATGGTATATATCACACCCCAAATCAGGGCAGCAATAGCAACAATCAGGAGGATCTGTTTCCATGCAAATGCAATGAAGAACAGACAGAGAAGGAATAACAAACCAGCACCATCAAAGGATGAACTAGAGGTGCTATCTTCATCATCATTGTCATCACTGGAAGTGATAGAATCAGGCACTGCCATGATACAATCACCACCAGTTCTTGACTCTGCTGATATAACTGCATCAGCACGAGTGTATGCAGTTACATATACAGTTTGCAGGTAGTTAGATTGTGTTCTAACTGTGCATTTCCAATCAAGCATTGTTGTATTCTACAATATACTGCTTAAGAGTGTCAACATAGTCAGCAGGGTTCTTGACAAAAACTTGTGTCTCACCTGAGTGACAAGAAATCAGAGTGACAATTTGTTCAATCTTATTGCCAGTCATTTCCTCATACATCATAGCATAACCTGTCTCCTGCACAAAATAGTTTTGGATCTGATTCTCATGCTTTGGTTTAGAAGAACTCTTGAAGTCAATTACAGACAGTTTGCCATTGTATTCTGCAATGCAGTCAACACGACCAGCAATGCCAAGAGTTTCAGAATAGAGAGCACATTCTTGATAATGAATGTTATCTACATCATCAAGGATAGACTGGAATTGATTGAACAATTTGAGTGCAATCTCATACTTTTCAGTATCATAGTCTGCATCAATGTTGTTGAGATAGTCCTCAACAATTTTGTGGAACTTAGTGCCATTGGTAGATGCAAAATGACTGATCTTGTTTGCAACTTCCTCACCTACACGTTCCCTCCACTCAGCAATAGATTGACGATTCTGATAGGAAGTAACTGTGGTGACAGAAGGCAACAGTTTGCCATTCACACAATAACGACGAGAACCATTGACAGTTTGAGTAGGCAGATCTGCAAGAGTAGGCAGGTTGAGGTGATTGAACTTGGTTTTGGTTTGCATAATGTTGTTAGTGAAAGTGTTGTTGTTGGTGATGTTAAAGATCAGATAAACTCTGCCATGTAATAGTCAACAGTGATCTCAAGTTCTGCTGCTTTTGCTTCTAGTTCTAGAGTATATTCTTCTGCCATTTGTTCATCTGCATGATCACAGAATAGATCAAGGGTGGATTGATGCATCATTTTATCTTTCATACAAGTATGATACCATAGATTTACAAGAAAGTCAATCATGTGTGTGCCAGTTTGTCAAGTGTCACAGATATGCATCCATAAACTGTTTTAGTGTAAAGATGTCGTCAGTCTGAGTTTCTACAATCAAATCATCATAACTTAACTCTTTGAGCATATCTAGATATTCTTCTGGAGTGGCATCAATAGACTCATCATAATCATCATGAATGAGGAACAAATACTCTCTATAGAGTGCTTCAATCAGTTGTTCTTTAGTATAAGTCATTTTTCAATGTTATCGAGATGATTAAACCAAGGGGAAAAGAGTGCTAGTGCTGCCCATACAACACTAGCAGAAATAATGATAAAGTATATCATTTGTAGAGGTAACCACCTGCCCAATCTGCACGCTGGTACATCTCCATGCGAGACTTTTCATCCATCAGATTATACCTAACACCATTCTTTGCAGGTGCTTTCCAAGTTGCTGGTTTGTAGACATCACCATTGGTAATATCTACAAAAGCATGAACACTTTTCTGTCCAGCAGGAGTTTGCATCACAATCTTTGCATACTTCCTACCCTTAACATAAGAGAACTTGTAGCAACCTTCACCCATAGAGAGTTCTTCAATCATCTTCTGATGATAATCCATATTGATGTCATTTTCAATGGATTTGCGATGCCTTTCAATAGAACTTGACTGATAGTTAGTGTAGAGAACTTGACACATTTGATCAATTTTGTCAAGAACTTGTTCAGTCATTAAAGTGGTGTTTTTCATCATGCTGTAAGCATACCATGGATTAGGGTGCTTTGGGGAAAAAGGTGTGCACTTCCCCAACTGTCACATCAATACTTTTTTGACCCATTCTTTGTGGGAAAAGTGTAGTTCATTGTCCAACACAATAGGATAGCAAATCCAAAGACAAATAGATGTTCCATTGTTAGTATCTGTGTGGGATTTGATAATCTGAACCATCAATCAATGATGCTCTCATGTTATGAATATCTTGTGCTCTTTTGTATAAACTACCTAGTTCTTCTTTTAAACAACACAAATCATCATCAGTTCTACCTGCTAAAGCATCCTCAATTCTTCTAAATGCTTCTGTTGTTTGATGACTGTAGTTGTTTAACATAATTCTCTAAAATAACAGGCACAGAGGGACTCGAACCCCCACTCAACTGCTTAGAAGGCAGTGGCATTATCCATTATGCTATGTGCCCATGGAGGGGCATCTCTGCCCCTATTTAGTTAGTCTGTGAGACCTAGTTTAACCTCACAATCAAACTCATCTTCATCAGGAAGACGATAAATCAACTGATAGAAATCATCATAATCAACACCAAGATAAGATGCAAAATCTTCTAAATCATCATGCAATTTACAAGTGTCAATCATTGTCCTCAACTGTTGGTGAAATAATTATAGCACAGGTGTCAATCACCAGGCATCAAACTGTGAAGAGTTTCCTCATCATAGAAATCTAAAACCTCTGCCTTGATGTCATCTTCAGTACAATCTTTGTATGCATCAAGTAACAGATCAAATGCCATTTGGCAAAGAGAATCCATATCCATGCCATCAATAATCATGTTGACATAGTTCTCTTTAAGGGTAAAGAGTTGAGATTCAGAAAGTGGCATGTTTTCGTATTTAAGGATTTCAGAGTAAAGGTCAGACATCAACTTCTGCCAGTTTCTTTTGTTTACGCAGGTCTTGGACAATCATTTGCAGTTCAACTACATCTTGTCTACACTCTTCCAAATCTTCAACTAAGATTTCATATTGATATTCTGACTTGCATCTTTTAATTTGCTTTGCCAGTTTATCATACTTTTTCTTAGCAGTCTTGAGTTCTTTTTCACACTCTTGAATAGAATTGTAGTTCATTTGTCTTTAGATTACCTTGTAATAGTAACACAAATAATTGGAAAAGTCAAGTGATAGTGGACAGTTTGGAGATTGTCATGGGGTGGGATCAAAATATACTATTTCCTCTAACATTGGCAAGATTTCATACTGTAAATCATCCAGATGTTGAGGAATAATAGTTTGATCCATCATGTGCAATTTGTTCTCACGCTCTACAACTTGCTTGAGAACTTTGTATGCATTTTCTATATCACTGTAAGAATATACCATCACCATTCTCCACGCTGAACCAAGATCTTGCGAATCTCAGTGTATGCAAACTTCTTGAGTTTAGGATCAGAAGTAGTATCAAATACCTGATACATTTTCTTCAGGTATGCATCTGGAGTGGTAACATTGATGACCTTTGCTTTAGTCACACCCAGACCAGAGATAGGAGAACCTGCCTTAACTTTGTTCTTACCAAAGTTACCAGAAACACGACCCTGAGTACGAAGTTTGGGTTTGATTTTGGAGAGATTGGAGTAAGTAGTCATGTCTGATTTGATCATGCTGTAAGCATATCACACTTAGAGGGCAAATGGGGATTTACTGTGCCAGTTTGCGAATTGGTCTATCAAACTTCTCTAATTGATACCCTTCTCTCAGTGCTTGAGTAATAATCACATCATAGGAATGTGATGCCAATGGAATGTGCCTATGCAACAAATAGTCTTCACAATCTTCTGCAAGTGCTTCTTTGTATGGGTGGGACAACTTATCAAGATTGATAGTCATTGTCTTTGATTTCCTCTATTGAAGTTTGAAGTTTGTTGTACAAATTACTAAGGGTCACTTTACCAGAACTCTCCATCAATTTTTGCTCTTTCTTAGACAACAGTTGGAGTGCAGTTTGTAATGCTTCCAACTCATCAACATTAAGATTCATCCCTGATAAATCTCCACTTCATAATCACCAGTAACATCCCAATCAGATTCTCCCTTATATGGAGATTTAGGATGTTCTCTTGTATGTGTAAAAATATAATGATGAATTGCAGCTAGATCTTCATCATAAGTATCACTCCAAAACTCATCTCTAGTCATCAACTTATCTTCAAGAATACGAAGACACATGTTAGTGCGTATTCTTGAACCATACAAGTCACCATCATAATTTTCAATGAGTTCATTTGCTTTCTTCCACAATTTGTCAACGACAGATTGTTTTCGAACATATACAGTCATTTGACAATCTTCCAATTAGGATCATTTGTTTTATCAATCCAGAAGAAGTTCTTCCTGTTGATTGATGCAAGAAACAACTTATCTTCTGTCTCTTGTTCTACATGACACCCATGAAGTCTGTCCATCATGTTAGCAAACCTGTTCTTTGCTTTGCTAGAGATTGGTTCAACATTCACCATTTTACGTTTCACTTTAGTTGTCATCAATTAACTCCACAAAAAGACCAGAATGGTTGATCAAGTTCTACATCATCAAAGGTGTAGATATATTCACATCCACAACCTTTAGCATACTTAAACAGTTGCTGATGATTCTTGAAGTGCTTAGGATAGATTGTATCCTCATCAGTTTCACCCCTTTCATGATAGTAAAGAGGTTGCTCTTCACGAGTATTACTATACTCATCATCCTTGAATGTAGACTCCCAGGTAGTTTTAGTCTTGAGTGAAGACATATCACCACCATCAATAAGATCAACAACCTTACTGCGTGCCTGGTAATCTTTCTTCAAGATTTCACCATTCCACTCAGGATAACCATCCCAGTGACAATATACACCAGAATAGGTATTGTCTTTGTGTTTGATTGAAATGAAACTACGAGTTCCCATTGTTTTGTTGAATAATAAAGTCAGTCTTCAATCAGAATCCATTCATCTTCATCACTCTCAGTGATGGATTCCCAATTATCTTCAAAGAGGTCAAACATTGCCTCATTAGGCACTACACAATCAAACTCATCAATTTGAATATCCTCAAGAAATGCAGTAGACATGAATCTCATTTGATTACCTAGTAATCATAGCATGAGATCCCCCTGTTTGGAGATTTATTGTGACACTAGTACATGTGTCATATCAGTATAATCAATCTGCCTTTTTAGTTTTTCTTTTTCTAGTTTTCTTGGGTGCTACTCCACCTTCCCATGCTTCATTTTCAGGGGTGCTAGGATCATCTGCAATAAAGTGTCCATTCTCATCCTTTGCTCTCTTAGGAGTTTCTGTTACTTGCTCCTCAGGATCTGGAGTTGGAGTATTACCAATCAAATTAAGAAATCTGCTCATTTTGCTATAGCAACTTAATTTTATTTAGAATGGAGGATACCAGAGTCGAACTGGTGACTGATGCTTGCAAAGCACCCATTTTACCACTAAACTAATCCCCCAATGCACATGAAAGGACTTGAACCTTCATGGATTGCTCCACTGGAACCTAAACCCAGCGCGTATACCAATTCCGCCACAACGACAAGATGGAGTAAGTGTGATATACCTCATAAGGATATAACAGGGACTTACCCTCTATCAGTTTATATATTAACAAACCTTTGAGGGTTTGTCAAGCGTCCTTTGAGAGATTCGAACTCCCGCACATAGGTTCGTAGCCTACTGCTCTATTCCACTGAGCTAAAAGGACAGGCGAAGGGTGAGGGATTTGAACCCCCATCGCAAGGTTTTGGAGACCTGCATCTTACCATTAGACCAACCCAACAGGTTCTGAGGGTAGGATTCGAACCCACGAATGGCGGGACCAAAACCCGCTGCCTTACCGCTTGGCGACCTCAGAAGCCCTCAGTCGGATTTGAACCAACGACCTACTCATTACTAGT